TATAGTTTCCAGACTCTATATCTCTTTGCATATCTACAGGATTACGATAAATAACATGTGTATATCTATCTGCTTTTCTTAAATTAGAGGCATAGTATGATACATAGAATTGGTCAATAGGTACAAATTCTGATACAGGTCTTTCTAATCCAGCATCATAATATACTTTCTTAATAGCAGAACCTATGAGAGGTAGATGAAATAACATTCTTTCAAACTCATCAAAGTATTCTGGCATTTGTTCAGTCAACTGATAGTTCATAAAGTTTTGAACTCTATTTGCTTGTTCTTGTTTATCCACAGATTGATTACCTAATATCTGTGCTTTTACAGGCCCACCAGATGGAAATAATTCTTGTGAGGCTTTTGCTTGAAACTTGACAGCAGACTCTATTAATAAAGGATGTACTGCAGTACAAGCACCTTCAAAAGGTTCTGTTGTATCTTCTAGTTTTAATCCTAGTAAATCAAAACCTCTTTCAAACATTGAATCCCATTCACCTCTAGAATCTTTATCTGCTTGAAAATTATCAATAACTGTATTAGCAATATCATTTAATAAACCTTCATCCATCTCTTCTGCAAGATTTGTATAATATTCTTTTGCTGTTATTTCTTCTTCTATTCCTTCTTCACCAAAGTTTACTACAACTCCACCATCATCTGCAACTTCAAAAGATACATTTTCATCTTCTGGTACTGTAGCATTTATAGATACTACATTAGTTGTTTCTTCTTTTTTCTCAAATGGATTTTTTTCTACTGCCATTATTTAGTTCCTCTCTTTAAATCTTTTCTAATTTTATTTACTTCTTTTGTATCTAATACACGATTAACTTTCATCTCCCCACCTATTAACCATGCTCCTTCCATTTGTGGATTTGTTTTATATCTGTAACTACCTCCAACTGGTACATAATCTATATCAGCCTCTTTAGGATTAAACTTTCCTGTCTCTATATTAGTTCCTCTTTGATTTACAATATCAGTATAATCTTTATCATTACTAAATTCTACTTCAGCCCAAACTCTATTTGCTCCTGCAGTGCCTTTTTTAGAACCTGGTTGTGATAAGTGAGAAGCATCTGGAACAGTATCTCCATGCCAACCTGGTCTATACTTTACAGACATTCTAGCTGCAAAAGGTGTTTTAGATAAACCTTTTCCTGCGTCAGCGATTGCTTTTTCTGTTTTTGTTACTTTATATCCTGCTTTTTCTATTGCTTCTGCAGTTTTTTTATCTGGAATTGGTTGATAATTTCCAGTTTCTGCTGGTTGTCTTTTTATTCCTTTTGAATCTTTAAAGTAAAAACCTTTATTAGCTTTCATCCATTGATTAATAGGAATAGGATTTTTAGTGTCAATATATAAAGGATAAATATTTCCATCAGCTTTCTTTTTAAATACTTTATATCCTATAACACTATTTTTAGGTTCTTGTCCTTTAGGTATAAAGTCTGGATTAATATATTCTTTTGATTCTCCAATTTCATCTGCTATTTTATTTATATTCATTTCAGTAGCAGGTTTATTATTTTGTTTTAAAATCTTTTTAATATTTTTTATTGATGTTAGTTCTGGTAATCTTTTAGCTGCAGCTTTAACAAGTTGTACTCCTTTACCAGCTACAGGTATTGTTCCTAATCCTGCAAGAATAGTTAGCCCACCTTTTAATGCTGCCTCACCAAACTTACCTTCTTCTACTGCATCTTTAGTTTCTTCAAAAAACTTTTTAGCTTCTACTGCTGATATAGCTTCACCAGTTCCAGGTGCAACTTCAGCAATAAACTTTTGTGCTGGTGGTAATCCTTCATACATACTATATGCTTGATTAATATAATCACCTAATTCTTTTTCTTGTCTTTCATCTAATTCATCTAATACAAAATTATCTTCAGGCATAACTACAGGTCTATCAGACTGTGGTATATCTGTAGCTAATTGTGTATATAATTCATTAATTTTATTCATATATATATTATACCACTAAACTCGCCAATATGCAACCCTTTTTTTATTATTATTTTCTTCTTCCATATAAGGGTCATCAGGATGTGTTAATCTCCAAGATTCTTTCATGTAATGTATGGCCATTGTCATAGCATCAACTTGGTCATCATGAGCTGCATTTGGAAACTGTAAAATCTCTGTATATAAATCATCAGACCATTTTTTATTTTTAGGTAACCATACCCTGCCTGCTTCAATCATTGGTGATGCTGCATACACTCTGGATACTTTATCTTTGTCTGGAATATAATCTTGCACTGGTAGGCCAGCTCTACGCATATCTTGCAATAAAGATTGTCCAGATGCTTTCTTTTCTATAATACATACATCAGGATGAAATTCATCATAAAGCATTTGAGCAATTCTGCGTAACTCTGGATACTCAAACCGGCCTCGCATATTGCCTAATAAAATTAAATTAGGTACAAACTCTTCGTAACCACTTTCACCTTCTGAGAATCTATTGAAGATACCCCAGGTTTGTATTACACTATAGTCTGCTGTTGTTCTTGTAGAAAAGGCAGTATCATATGTTTGAATAATAAAATCACATGCAGGTGGTTCATCATAATCCCACCACTGTAACCACTTCTTTTTTATTAAACCACCTTCATCAGGTGTAGGGTCCTGCATATATAATGCATTCCAATATCTAGAACCATTAGATGCTCTTATTTCTTGTTCATCAATCTTTAATGATTCTTTTGTTTTCCATTCTGGAAAGTAACTACCACCTACAGGTAACTTTAATAACTCAGCACTAGCTTCATCTAGCCATGCTGGTATTCTTATTACTTCCCAAGGTAGTATATTAGTAAATTCTGATTCTTGTTTTAATAACCATCCACATAAATCATCATAATGATATCTTGTATTAATAATTAATATACTTCCGTTAGGCATAATACGAGTTCGTAGACCTGCAGGGTACCATTCTTTTACATATCGCCTTCCTGCTTCTGAATATGAGTCTTCTTCAGACATCACATCATCAAGAATCGCTATATGTGCTCCTCTTCCTGCGATTTGACTTTTAACTCCGGCTGCGTAGTAGCTGCCTCCTTTGTTTGTTTTCCATTTTCCTGCTGCTCTAACGTCTGTCCTAAGAGAAACACCTGTAAATACGTCTTGAAAAGATTTAGTTGATACAATATCTCTAACAGACCTACCGAAATCGCTAGAAAGCTGGTCGCTATGGCTGACTGTAAGTATCTCATGGGCTGGATTCCTTCCTATATACCAAGCTGGAAACAATTTAGAGCAGATTACGGACTTAGAACTCCTGGGAGGCAAGAAAACCATCAGCCTCTTTATAGTTCCTGCTTCTAATTGTTTTAATTTTTCTGATATTACCTCAATATGTTTACCCATTTGCCAGTCAGAGACTAATGTTGGTGCAAATAAACGTACAAATGTAAGGAAATCTTGCTTAGATTGGTATTTTATATTCTTATACCAATTGTTTTTATAATTAATTACCTCTTCCATAATATTATTATACCACATTTTTACAGAAAAGGCAACTAAAAATATGCCTTTATATAATATTATAAGTTATATATAATATATATAATATATATAACATATATACTTTATAATTTCAAGTAGTAATATAAAATAAATATAATAATAATAAATATAATAATAATTATTATAATATATACTAATATATTTATAATTCTATATAAACTATATAGACTCGGCGTTGTCTATGAAGCCGGTTATTTTTGTAAATATGTTTCAGGGTCATATATATATAGATAATATACTGCGATTTTTTTGCCTAGGCCTAGGAATACTGGCAAGGCCTCTATTTTACCAGAAAAAACTATAGTTACTTCTGGCCGTCTGTAAAATTTATATATGTCTATGCAATCTGGTGTAATTGTTCTGTCTGTCTTAATAATATATAAAAAGCCTGATAATCTGGCCAGTTACTATAGAAATATATAGGCATAACGGCCAAGGCATTCCGTCAATAATATGACTCAATAACTATGTAAATGCCAATATTTTGACTTTGGCAGCCGGATTAATTTTAACATTTATTTATATTATTATGTTGTATTTTATTTAAAAGTATGAAATAATTTATTATTATTAAAATAATGAAAGGTTTTACTATGAATAATAAAATAAATTTTATATCTAATGAAAAAAGTGTTTTAATTGGTGTTGGTTATCATTTAAGAGATTTATCTTTTAATGATAATTTATCTAATGAAGATTTAAAAAATGTTTTGAAAATTTCGTATAATCGAATTAGTGATAATTTTAAAATTAAAGATGTAGAAATAAAAAATATATTAAATGAAATTAAAAATTTATATATCAGTGATTTTATTGCTATGTCTTTAATTGATTTAGCTACTAAAATTTTAAATAAATCAGATAACTTAAAATAAAGGATTTAAAAACTATGAATACAATATATAAAAAAGACAAATACCAACAACAAGAGGATTTATTAAAAAAATTAAAACAAAGATTAGAGGATTGCTGGTCTGGTGCTAGTCAAGTTTTAGAAGAGTTAGATGATTTTTATTTTGATGTTGTTCATGATAAAAGACTAAATACGAGAACTCAAGAAAAGTTAGAGGATTTTTTTGATTGTTTTTTATCTGATATAAAAGACAAGGCCAGTGATATGCAATACGAATCACAAGAGGCAATTGATAGTTTTGTA